TTTTATATCATCCCAGCTTTTACTACTAGTCTTATTCACTATTCTTTCTATTTGTCTCATGTATTTGTAATATCTCTTGTCTTTAAATACAACAGGCCATAGAATCCTACCTTCTGCATAAATCCTTGTAGTATCAAAAGGCTTTCTAGTAATTGTTTTTCTTTCAGGTTGTGGATTATGTTTTTTCCATAATTCTTTTTTCCTCCAATACATTTCTGCTCTATAGTAATCGTTATATATCGCTGCTCTTTGTATAGATGGATCATAATATCCAGAAGTAACAGCAGGACCACTAGAATAGTGATGTAATTGAGAACTCCACATAGCAGGATTGCCGTAAGGCATACCACCCCACATCATAGCTGTAGGAGTTCCAATAGGTCCTTGAGCATAGCAGCTAGAAGAGAAAACCAGGAAACCAATTAAAAATATCTTTTTCATTTCCTAACCATAAAATTTTGATCTTTTTCAAAGCCTAGACCCTCGTAAAAATCAACGAGACTGTCTTTGCAACTCAATACTATCTTATAGCATTCTTTGTTTTTAGCAACACTTACGCAATGCTCAACCATTTCTTTGCCATATCCTCTTCCTCTATATAGCTTATTGACCCCCACATCCTCAATAAACGCTTTTGGTTGGCCGTATCTAAGCTTGCTTTCATACATAATGCTTGCTGTTGCCACTATTTTTCCGTCTAACACCATAACGTACACCTCATAATTCTGAGGCATAAAAATCACTTTACTCCCAAATTCTTTAGCAGTTGCTCTTCTCACCCCTTCTGACATAAGATCTTCTACACACTCATAGTACTCATTTATATTATGACTTGGTTTTATATGCTCTATCATTCTACTGTAACACTTTTTGCTAGATTTCTTGGTCTGTCTACATTTTTATCTCTAAAAATAGCACTATAATAAGCTAATAATTGTAAAGGTATTACGCTAAATATAGGACTAAGATAAGAATTAGACTTTGAAATTTTTATACTCTCATCACAATCCCCAGTAATACTTCCCCAACAATCTATAGCAATCACATAAGCTCCTCTAGCTTTCACTTCTTTAATATTATTTGCCATTTTTAGCATCTGTTCTTCGCTACTATCGTTATTTATTGCTACAACTATAGTATTCTCATCCACCAAGGCCATTGGTCCGTGTTTTAATTCAGCAGCAGCAAACCCTTCTGCAAAATTATAGCACAATTCTTTCATTTTTAGAGCACCTTCTAATGCTACAGGATAGTTAAACTTTCTTCCCATAAACATAAATTTTGTTTTATCTTTTAAATCCTGTGCAATTAACTGTGTTTTTTTATCTACTAACTCTAATACTCTAGATATTCCATTAGATATATTTTTAATCTCAGATACTAATTCTGTACGTTTTTTTGTCTCTAGACCCTCAGAACCTCTATTTTGTTCTATCCATAAACTTAACAGGAGTAAACAAACCACCTGAGAAGTAAATGCTTTGGTGCTCGCCACACCTATTTCCATACCTGCTCTTAAATATACTCCGCAGTTAGTCATTCTGCTTAAGCTAGAATTTACTACATTACATATACCCACTATAAATGCCCCACGCTCTTTTGCCAAACTTAATGCCGCTAGAGTATCTGCTGTTTCTCCAGACTGACTAATACCTATAACGATATCCCCAGCTTGTAAAAAAGGTTGCCTATATCTAAATTCACTAGCGTATTCTACACTTACTTTAATGTCGCAAAATTCTTCTATATAGTATTTCGCTATCAATCCAGCATTCCAGCTAGTCCCACATGCTATAATTGTTATATGATCTGTATTTGCAAACATTTTCTCATGACCCAATAATCCTCCTAATTTAATATTATATCCGTCTATCCTTCCTCTCACAGCATCATCCAAGCATTTAGACTGCTCGAATATCTCTTTTTTCATAAAGTGTTCGTACTCGCCCTTTTCTATCTTGAATAGCTGTCGATGAAGTTTTTGAATATTACAATATGTCAAACTTTGCTTGGTCATATTATACACTTCAATTTTTTTATCTATTTTTATCACACTATTATCTTCAGGATATACAACGTTCTCTACATGATCACTAAATGCACTAGGATCTGATGCTATATGAAAATCCCCCTCATATTCTCCTATAGCCAAGGGACTCCCTTTCCTGCCACAAACAAGAATATTATCTTGACTATTCATTAATATAAAAGCATAAGCCCCCACTACTCTCTCTAGAGCTAATTTAGTAGCTGTATATACATCCCCTGTAGTTTTGGAATAATAGTCATGTATCAGATAGAGTAACACTTCAGTATCAGTATCGCTATTAAATCTATAGCCTTTTTCTACTAATTCTGTTTTTAATGTAAGATAATTCTCTATAATCCCATTATGAACTATACTCAAACTACCATCCAGAGTAACATGAGGATGGGCATTTCTTTTACAAGGCTTTCCGTGCGTAGCCCATCTAGTATGTCCTATAGCACATTTAGACCGTTTTCGCCTATTAATCTTCAACCTAAGGTCTGTAATACACCCAGGTTGTTTAGCGGTAATTATACCACTATTATTCTTATACGATATTCCAGCACTATCATAGCCTCTATATTCAAGCTTTTCTAGTTCATTTAGAACTATGTTGATAGCGTTTCTGGATCCTTTGTATCCGACGATTCCACACATATGCTAATATTCTGCTTTTTTCTTCCTCGTCGTTTTAATCTTGAGTTTCCTGCGTTGAGCCCTAATCATATCTGCCGTAATATTCTCACCTGTCATTTTGGCAAGTTTGGCCGCTATATCCTCGTCTTTTAGAACTTGCTGGTTATCTACTATAAACCTAAGTTCACTATCATTCCACCTTTTATATTTTCCCATAATTGACTTATCCGTGTATTAGTATATAATAAAGTATTAAACCGTTTTTGAAAGGTCTCTTTATGATTACACCAGTTAATTCAGAATTAAAAATAGTTGCCTCAGAACAGCTCGAACAGTCTATAGCATCCGACCTAGAAAGCGAACAAAAAGAACCGCTAGAGGAACTTATTGCCAAGAATGAAAAAAACACCACTACCGAATAATGTTGATGAAAAAGAGTTTGTAGAAATTCTTCACCGTATTGTTAAAAAGCTTGGCTATAAATTTATTTTTGGCTATCACTCATATGAAGATATGTACCAACAAGCCGCCATATTTGCCATAGAGGGCTTAGAAAAATATGATAGCTCTAAACCCCTAGAAAACTTTCTCTGGACCCATCTCCGTAATAGACTATTCAACTTTAAGAGAGATAACTTTAAACGCCCAGACAAACCATGCATAAACTGCAAATATTATGATAAAGATTGTTTAAAATCTGATAATCAATGCACCGAATTCGCCCAAGTCATAGACTGTCCTCTGTACAAAAAGTGGTATATCAGGAATTCTAGCAAACAGAATATCATGAAGCCTACTAGTATAGAAAACGAAAAAACAATCGCAAATTATAGAGAAGATGATTTATTGGTGGATCTGTCTAATACAGAATTATTATCTCAAATAGAAAAGGAATTGCGGGGAGAATATCGGGAAATTTATCTGAAAATTAAACATGGATCCAAGGTTAATAAGACAGAAACTAGAAAACTACAACAACATATACAAGAAAATATATTATGTCAAAAAAACGAGGACAACTATCTCTAGAAGAACAGAAATTTATTGAAGATAATATAGGATCTATGGATGTAGAATCTATTGCAGAATATCTCAACAGAAGCACTAGTCCTATAGAAAAATATATCAAAGAAAATCAAATTTTCGCCTCTAGAGATGACAGAAAAGATCATGAGATTTTAAAACATAAATTACATGGAAAAAGTTTTTGGCAGGAAATTACCAGACAGTTTGACGAAGATAGTGGCGAGTTAGAATATTTTGAAAATACGTGGATTAATTTAGTAAAGCAGTTTCGAGAGGATGTATTAGCCGCAGAAGAGCTTCAGATCAAGCAGTTTATAACTATAGACATATTGATCAATAGAAGTATGAAAGAGCGTAAGAGACACATCTCAGACACTGAGAAGCTACAAAAAGAGGTAGACAAAGAGTATGCTAAAAGTGATGAAGATAGAGATATTCCAAAACTTGCTAATCTAGAAACACAATTAAGCTTTGCTCGCAACAGCATAACAAATTATACCAATGAATATACGAAACTATTAAATGAGCAGCAAAAGATTAGCAAGGATCTAAAAGCCACTAGAGAGCAGAGAATCAAGAGAATAGAAGACGGTAAAAGCAGTTGGGTTGGATTAATTAGAATGTTAGAGGATGAAGAGATTAGAGAAAAAGAAGGTAAAGAAATGGAAATCTTGAAACTTGCTGTCAATAAAGCTAAAGAAGGATTAAGTGAGTATCACACATACAACGATGACAAAATAGACCAACCGTTTTTACTTCCGGAGACAGTAGCAGATGATGAATAAAAAAACAGCTTTGATTTCTGGAGTCACAGGACAGGACGGCAGCTATTTATCAGAACTTTTGCTAGAAAAAGAGTATATTGTTATTGGGTTGCATAGAAGAACAAGCACAAACAGTTTTGATAGAATATCTGGAATATTACAGCACCCAAACTTTTCTTTGTGTGAATTTGACTTGTGTGACAGTAGTAGCGTCTATGAGGTTGTAGATCGGTATAAACCAGATGAATTTTATAACCTAGCTGCGCAGAGTCATGTAGCAACAAGTTTCAAACAACCCTCTTTAACGTTTGATATTAACACTCAGGGAGTGGTGAATGTTCTCGAAGCCATTAGAAAATATTCACCAAATACTAAATTATACCAAGCCGGAACAAGTGAGATGTTTGGTCGTAATTATTCTGTAGACGATAAAGGCTTGAAATATCAAGACGAAAATACACAATTTTTACCTCAAAGCCCATACGGAGTGTCGAAATTAGCTAGTTACAGAATGTTGCAAATTTACAGAGAAGCATATGGGATGTTTGTGTCTAACGGCATTCTTTTTAATCATGAAAGTCCTCGTCGCGGCGAGTTGTTTGTTACTCAAAAAATTGCATTATGGATTAAATCTTTTTTAAGATGGTGCAGATCTAATAATTTAAGTCCTATAGAACTAGAATCAAAAGACGATAAATTAGTCTATAATAATCTAATATATGATAAATTAAGATTAGGGAATCTGAAAGCAGAAAGAGACTGGGGTCATGCTAAAGATTATGTTAAAGCTATGTGGTTAATGTTGCAGCAGGATAAGTCAGATGATTATGTAATTTCTTCGGATCAAACTCATTCTATTGATTTTTTTCTTTCCTTAGCATTTAATAAAATTGGCATTAAAGACTATAAAAAATACATTTATATTGATCCCAAATTCTGTAGACCTGCAGAAGTAGATTACTTATGTGGCAGGTCTGATAAAGCCAGAAAAGAGCTGGGCTGGTTACCTTTATTATCCTTTGAAGATCTCGTAGCGGAAATGTTAAATGAATAGAAATTTTGATGATCCAAATTATAAAGCATGGAGAAAAAAGGTTTTCGCTAGAGATAAATTCGCCTGCCAGTGGCCTAATTGTGTATTTAAATCAAGGCTTAACGCTCATCACATACAAAGGTGGGCAGATAATCCGGGTTTGCGCTTTTTGGTTTCTAATGGCATTACGTTATGTCAAAAACACCATAAACTTATTCATAATAACGAACAAGCATATGCTGCTTTGTTTTTAAAAATCTTATACAATAAACATGGTAGATTATAGTAATTTTCATATAATTATCGATACTAGAGAACAAAAAGCTTGGGAATTTCCAAGACACTCTACAGCCAATATTAAATTAGACACTGGAGATTACTCTCTTGCTGGGTTTCAAGATAGATTGTGTATCGAACGGAAAAGAAGCGTGAGCGAAATTGCTTCTAATATTACAGAAAAAAGATTTGTAGATGAATTAGAGAGAATGAAAGAATTCAAATATAAATTTATGATTTTTGAATTTAGTTTAACAGATGTATTAAGATATCCAGAAGGATCTGAAATACCTAGACACAAATGGAAATATATTAAAATATCTCCTAATTTTATACTCAAAAAATTATCTGAGTATATGGTAAACTACAACATAAACATTATTTTTGGCGACACTCCTAAAAATGCAGAAAAGATAGCTATGGCTATTATGAGGAGGGTATACGAAATTGAACAACCCAAATCTTAAAATATATGAAGATGCTTGGCTGGGCTTAGGGGATCTGTCTAAGTTAGAACTTGATTCTAACAAGATGATTCATCGTAGCAAAAAAGACATAGAAAACCCAGATCAGCATTTAATGAGAATTTTTAGAGACACTAATTATTTAGCGTCTACCTGTAAACTGCTATTTGACATAGAGCTTCATCCGATCCAGGTTGCAATATTACAGGAATTTTGGGTTCGTCCATTTCCTATGTTTATAGCTAGTCGTGGCTTTGGTAAGTCTTTCTTGATGAGCTTATATTGTATTCTTAAATGTACGTTTGTCCCAGCTACTAAAATTGTGGTGGTTGGTGCTGGTTTTAGACAGAGTAAAATTTTGTTTGAGTATATGGATACTATTTGGAAAAGTAGTCCCATATTAAGGAGTATTTTTAGCGGTAACGAAGACGGCCCTAGAAGAGATGTGGATAGATGCACAATGAGACTTGGAGATAGTTGGACAATTGCTATTCCAATGGGTGATGGAAGTAAAATTAGAGGTTTGAGAGCGCACATCATTATTGCTGACGAATTTGCTTCTATGTCTCCAGAAGTTTACGAAACGGTTGTTTCTGGTTTTGCTGCTGTTAGCGCCAGCCCTATTCAGAATGTGAAAGAAGAAGCTAAAAAACAAGCTATGCAAGATATGGGTATTTGGAATGAAGACTTGGCTACACTAAGCAAAAAAATGGGTAACCAGGCTATAATTAGTGGTACTGCAGACTATAGCTTCAAACATTTTTCCAGCTATTGGAAAAGATATAAAGCTATTGTTCAGAGCAAAGGCGACCCTGTTAAGCTAAGAGAGGTATTCCAGGGAGAGGTTCCTGAGAACTTTAATTGGAGAGATTATAGTGTAATTCGCATTCCATACGAATTGATACCTAAAGGATTTATGGACGATAAGCAGATAGCTAGAGCCAAAGCCACCATTCATACTGGTATATATAACATGGAATATGCAGCATGTTTTACCGAAGACAGCGAAGGGTTTTTTAAGAGAAGTTTGATTGAAAGCTGTGTAACATCAGACAAAAATCCAATCATGATCAATAATGAAGAAATATTATTTGATGCAATGATTGAGGGAGACAATTCTAAACAGTACGTTTATGGTATTGACCCTGCTAGTGAACAGGATAATTTTAGTATTGTAGTTATCGAAATCAATCCAACACATAATAGAATTGTATATTGTTGGACTACAAATAGAGGTAATTTTAAAGATAGACAAAAAACAGGATTGGTTGAAGATCAGGATTTCTACAGTTTCTGCGCTAGAAAAATAAGAAATCTTATGAAAATATTTCCTCCAGTCAGAATAGGTATGGATGCTCAGGGTGGTGGTATAGCTATTGAAGAAGCTTTACATAATCCTAAAAATTTGGATCATGGAGAAGTTTTAATATGGCCCGTTATAGATGAGAAAAAATCTAAAGAGTCAGACAACCAGGCTGGATTACATATTGTAGAGATGGTACAATTTGCTAGAGCAGAATGGACAGCAGAAGCCAATCACGGATTGAGGAAAGACATGGAAGATAAGTTATTGTTATTTCCGAGATTTGATGGTGTTTCTTTAGGTTTGGCTCTCAATAAAGAAAACAGAGATATTATGGATGCAGATCTTAATCCTATATATGATAGTTTAAGTGAATGCATTTTAGAAATAGAAGAGCTCAAAAATGAACTAACTACTATTGTTATGACCAAAACGAGCACAGGGCCAAATGCTAGAGACAGGTGGGATACTCCTGAAGTTAAATTACCAAATGGTAAAAAAGGCAGAATTAGAAAAGATAGATACAGTTCTTTGGTCATAGCAAATATGCTAGCTCGACAGATAAAAAACAAAATTCCAGCAGTCAAATACGAGGTGGTGGGAGGTAATAGAATAGATGTGAAAATGCATAAAGGAGACATGTATAAAGGCCCAGCTTGGTTTACAGAAGCAGCTAATGACGATATATATACTGGAGTATACTACGATTAGGTGTATTATTTTTTAACAATCGTATTACATTTAAATTACAATCAAAATGAACAAATATCCTAAAAGTGAAGCAGAAAATAACAGCGAGTTAATAGGTCAAAATGCCTATGTTGTATGGGGTGATGATCTAGCTAGTAAAAAAGAGGCTTTGTCTGCTTCTGCAGATTCTCTAGACGAATGTATAGGTATTCAAAAAACCTCTGGTAGCAGAAGATACAGCTTAGACTATTCTAATTTAGACACCAACACTTCTGGTCGTCCAGGTTTAACCAAATCAGATTATTATTACTTTCGACCAGACGAAGAACCTCCTCGTAATTTTAAACTTATTGTTAAAAAAGCAGAGGATATATACAATCGCGTTGGTTTGGTCAAAAATGTGATTGATCTTATGGGTGATTTCTCGAGTCAGGGTATTCGATTAGTTCATCCATCTAGACGAATAGAAAAATTTTATCAAACCTGGTTTAACAAAATTAATGGTAAAGATAGAAGTGAGAGATTTTTAAATAATCTCTATAAAACAGGCAATGTTATTATTCATAAACAAACAGCAAAACTAAATCGCAAGTCCACACAACAGATGTTCAAAGCTCAAGCAGCCGATATAAAAATTAATGATATTACAGATGTTGTGCTAGGAGTTAAAGAAATTCCATGGAAATACACATTTATTGATCCTTATTACGTAGATGTTTATGGGGGAGCGGTGGCTTCCTTTTCGAATCATAAAAGATATCAGCTCACTTTGCCAGCAGCTTTAAGGAAAATAATCAATTCTCCCAAAAGTCCTGAGGAAGTGGATCTTGTTAGTAAGTTACCAGCAGCTATAGTTGAAGCGGCTAAGCAAAAAAAGGCTTATCCTTTGGATCCAGATAAGACTGCTGTTTACCACTATAAAAAAGATGACTGGCAGAGTTGGGCTTATCCTATGATTTATGCAATAATGGATGATATTGTGATTATTGAAAAACTCAAGTTGGCAGATATGGCAGCTTTAGATGGGGCTATCTCTAATATTCGTATTTTTAAGTTAGGTAATCTAGAACATAAAATAGCACCAACCAAAGCAGCAACATCTAAGTTAGCTCAAATATTGGGTAATAATGTTGGTGGGGGCACAATGGATCTGGTTTGGGGTCCAGATATAGAACTGATCGAAAGCAATACAAATGTTCATCAATTTTTAGGGGAAGGTAAATACACTCCACATTTAAACAGTATTTATGCTGGGCTGGGTATTCCTCCTACTTTGACAGGAACTTTTGGAGCGGCTGGTACAACAAATAACTTTATTAGCCTAAAAACACTAACACAAAGATTGCAATATGGTAGAGATATTTTAACTAAATTTTGGCAGCAAGAAATTATAGCACTACAAAAAGCTATGGGTTTTAAAGATCCTGCTTTCATTGAGTTTGATAGAATGGATCTTTCGAACGAAGAGGCGGAAAAAGCACTGCTTATACAATTAGCAGATAGAAACTTAATTTCTGATGAGCTACTACAAGCTAAGTTCGATATTAATTCAAGTATCGAAAGAATCAGACTCAACAAAGAACAAAGAAGACGGGAAAACGGGAAAATGTGGCCAAAAGCCAGTCCGTATCATGATGCTAATCTTGAAGGAGGTCTTCAAAAAATTGCATTACAGTCTGGCTCGGTAACGCCAAGCGAAGTTGGTCTGAAGCTTAAGATTCGAGATCCAAATCAAAAAACTAGACTTCAATTACAACAGGACTTAAAAGGCGACAGTAACCCACCAACGAAGTTGGGTAAAGATGATCCCGGTAAATCTTTGCCTGATAGATCAGGAAAGGGTAGGCCTCCAAGCTCGCAAGATACCAAAGAAAGAAAAACAAAAGAATTTGCACCGCAAACAGGAGCAAAAATGATGTTATGGGCGTGTGCCGCTCAAACAAAAATCGATGAAATTATCAATCCTATAATATTAGATTATTTTAACAAGAAAAATTTACGCTCATTATCAAGTGAAGAATACAAATATCTAGAAAATATAAAAACACAAATACTATTTGAACTTAAACCTTTCGGTGTAATTAATTCAGATAGCGTAGCTTCTTTAATACAGAACAACCATAACCACCACACACTCAAAAAATATAATAGTTGGCTAATTGGTATGAAAAATGACCCAGAAAAACCATTGACAGTTGAAGAACAAAGAAATGCCAAGGCCATTTTTTACACAAACACCCATGCGAGATAAAACATGAATATTTTTCAGCAAGAATATGATGACGGCATAGCAGATTTACTCACAGCTAGTAAATCACATATTAGTTTTGCTTCTTTAGCCACGCCGTCTCCAGACCATACGATGATAAGAAATAATTTCAAATCTTCTGCATCATATAATGATGACGATCTATACTATGTACAGTCTATTTTAGTGACATCTAATTGGAATAAAAATGACGACATATTCGATGCTCCAGAGGTGTGGGCAGCTAGAAAAACTCCAGAAGATAAACCAACTAATTTAGAACATGATGAAAAAACTATAGTTGGACATATTGTGTCTAATTGGGCAATAGATGAAGCTGGGCAAATTTTAGACGAAACTATGGCTTCAGATGACTTGCCTAGTAAATTTCATATTATTACTGGTTCTGTAATTTATAGAGCTTTTACCGATCCAGAATTAAAGTCTCGTGCAGAAAATCTTATTCAACAGATAG